TCTTTTAGAGTGAAAACCAACTCATCAACGACTTCTGTTGCTAGGTTATCTGTCTGATCGACCCCCCGTTTCCGTACTTAAATTAAGCTACAGTAACTTCAGAACCTCTTACTAATCCAAGAGTTTCCATTTTGTTTAGCACATTGCCAGTTGTTTTCTTAAGTCAGTTTTTAAAGAGATTAACTCAGTCCCTACATGCCCTTATTCCTCAGCCAATACCTGTCAAATCCAAAAACGCCCCCATATTTTCAAAGAACTATACGACAAATATAATACAAAGATTTCTATTTGACAATATATTTATAAATATATGAGAAAAAGACTAATTGTTGAGGATGAAGTTAAACAACTTAATGACTTCCAAAAGATACTTCTTTTAAATAAGGGTAAGTTGGATCCTGACGATGTTGAATTCAATACAAATGATGATAGGGATATTAGTGATATCATTGAGGTTACCAAACACGGTATACTATTCAATTTCGATGATTTAGAACAATTCTTGAAGTTTTTCTTTCCTGAAACCTACGCTGAAGGTGGTGATGGTGAGTATGATGCCATGAACTACGACAGAATGTATTATAATAGTTATGATTTCTATGGTAATTGTTCAGACACCGCTTATGATGATTGGAAGGAAGGATACACTTTAGGTTACTTTTGTGATGCATCAAGGAGAAAACTCAAAACTTTAGTTAATCTACTAGACCCATCTTTGAGTAAACATTTTTCAGAAAAAAATGGTAAAATGAGTATCGATGATTCTGAAGGTGTCATAACACAACTTTTAGATGAATTTTTTAAAAATTTACAAGACGAAGTTGGTGATATTATCTGTAGAGGAAAAGAAGATGCGGTTTCAGGAGAAGCATCAAAACTCATGGAAGATACTTTTTGTAATGGATTGAGACGATTTGGTATTGAAAACTGGGGCGGAAAAGCGGGATGTTTTAGGACTTATTTTATAAGCTGGGGTAACTTGGTTCGTTTCTTTACAGAAAAAGGGGAATTCGATGAACTAGCTTTGGATACGATGTTTGGGTCCTTAGAGAGGAATTTCAAAGACCACCCATCAACTTATTATGAAATTGAACATAATGTATGGGATAATGATTCATTTGAAAATTATGCGTGTGATAGATTAGTTAATCTTATGGATGAATATATTGAGAAGGCTAACGAAGACTTTAATCCTGAATATATCGAGTCGATTGGTAAACTATCGAAACTTGGGTTACTCGGTAAAAAATTAATACCTGGTACCAAAGACACCTACGTAAAAGTTAATAGTGTTGACCCCGAAACATTACAAGTCAAGTATCAAGTAGGTATAGGATCTTGGCTTTACGACCCAAAATATGGAATTGCACCTGTAGATGAGGTAATAGCTATTGCAACTCAGCCAGGTCTTTTTGATCCGAAAGAATTCAGAGTTAACCCAACTCGAAATCAACGATAACGTTTTTTTAAAATTTCATACAGTTTATAACCATCTTCATCATCAATGTAGAATTCGTTACCATCATAGGGATCTGCAATAATGATACCGCTCTTCTCTTCTAACACATCAATAGACTCTAAGTGGTGAACACTTTCAAAGAAAGGGTCTTCCGATTCTTGTTCTTCTTCATCAAAGAATGGGTGAGAAAAGTTTGCGGGTTTAGGTGGTTCATACTTAAATTCGTATCTTTTTAACCCAAGATCTTTGACCATATTCATACCAGCGGTGATTGCTCTTTCTACATCGTAAAGACATACAAACTCGTTTGCTGTGTGCATGTTATAATAACCACAAGACATGTTAATACAAGAGATGTCAGACTTTTGTTTGATCATCATGATATCTGTGTATGGATGTGACTGAACCATCATCTCATTTCCGAAAGATTTGGTGATAGATCGTAATGCTGTATTGAAAAATTCACCGTCCTTGTCAAACAAAACAGTTCCCATACAACTGTAAGAAATTAGGTGGTCCCCTGGTGCATCATATTGGGTACAATAACCAACATCTTTTAAGAATTCGGTATCTACCATTTTGGATCCATGACACCCTGTTTCTTCAGATACGAAAAATGCAACTTTTACCTTATCTAATCGACTAAGTAATTCTAAACAAATAAAAATACCACATTTATCGTCACCACCGATACCAGTTGGTTTTCCGTCGTTATCATATGCCTTTAAACATAATGATTGTTCAGTACCGAAGTCTTTACCAAAAGTGTAAGGACGTACAAGGTATTCTTCTTCAACATTGATTTGATCAACAAGTTCGTGTACGGTGTCAGTGTGAGAGATAAACATTGGGTAAAATTCCTCTTCACCCAATGTTCCTTTCGTTGCATAAATATTATTGTGTTTGTCACAAGTAAGTGTAACTCCCTCCATATCACCAATTATCTTGATAAGATAATCAACCATTTTACTTTCCTTGTAAGTTTTGGTTGGTACAGACAAGAGTTCCTTAAATTTTTCTATATTCATTTCGAATTATTTCTACAAAGATATAGAAAATTTGTTGATAAAAAAAATTATTCTTTCTTTTTCCTTGTTTTTTTAACTTTTTCTTCTTTATTAAGAACCACCACTTGATCATCCTCAACCCCTAAGACATAATCTTTGTTTTCCTCGATCTCCATCATTAAGATTTTCTCAGAGATTAGATCTTCGATTTTATCTTGGATTGCTCTTTTAATTGGTCGAGCTCCGAAGGTTTCATCAAAACCAACTTTAGAGATATAATCGATTAAGTCCTGATTGTATGAGAAATTGTAGTGTTTACCTGATACTCGTTTTAACAATTTGTCAACCTCAAGTTTGGTAATAACATCAATGTGTTTTTTCTCCAAAGAATTAAAAATTACAACGTCATCAATACGATTCAAGAATTCAGGTGCAAAAAACTTACTTAATTCTTTTTTAAGGATTTCTCGTTTTTCCTCTTCACGTACCGCATCACTCTTTGTTGTTTTAAACCCAACACCAGCACCAAACTCTTGTAATCGTTTTACTCCAATATTAGAAGTCATGATAATCAAACAATTCTTAAAGTTGATCTTACGACCCAAAGAATCTGTAATATGACCGTCATCTAACAACTGAAGAAGTGTTGAAAAGATGTCTTTGTGAGCTTTCTCAATTTCATCGAATAAAACAACAGAATAAGGTTTGTTTTTAACTTGTTCAGTTAACTGACCACCTTCATCGTGACCAACGTATCCTGGAGGTGAACCAATCAAACGAGAGATTGTGTGTTTTTCTTGGTATTCACTCATATCTACACGGATCATATTATCGGCACTACCAAAAATTTCTTTTGCCAATTGTTTTGCCAAGTATGTCTTACCAACACCTGTTGACCCCAAGAAAATAAATGAACCAATCGGTTTGTTTGGGTCTTTAATACCCATTCTATTTCTACGGATGGCCTTGGTAATTTTAATAACCGCCTCTTCTTGACCAATTACCTTTGAATTAAGGTTGTCACTAAGATTGATTAAGTTATTTCGTTCGTCAAGATTGATATTAGAAATTGGAATTTTGGTCATGTTTGAAACTACCTCATAAACTAATTCCTCAGGAATTGTTCTTTTACTACTTCTTAGGTGATCCTCAAATCTTTTCTTCTCTTCCTCAAGTTTTGATAAAACACTTCTTTCACGATCACGAAGTTCTGCCGCTTGTTCGTATTTCTGTTGTTTAATAACCTTAATTTTTTCTAATTTGATTTGAGATGCCTCATCTTTTAATACCTCAATACTTTCAGGTAGTTGAATGTCAATCTGCATTCTTGCACCAACCTCATCCAAGATATCAAATGCTTTATCAGGAAATTCACGATCAGTGATATAACGATCCGCTAACTCAACAAACGTCCATAAAGTTTGGTCGTCATAAGTTACTTTGTGGTGATCTTCGTATTTTTCCTTACTTTGTTTTAAGATCTCAAATGTATCTTCTTTTGAAGATGGGTCAACAACCACCTTTTGGAATCTTCTTTCTAAAGCTCCATCTTTTTCGAAGTTAGTTCGGTATTCATCTAAAGTAGTTGCACCAATACACTGAAGTTCTCCACGAGATAATGCTGGTTTAAAGATGTTAGACGCATCTAGCGAACCTGAACTATTACCAGCACCTACAATTGTGTGGATCTCATCAATAAATAAGATGATGTTTGGTGTTGATTGTAATTCCTCAATAATTACTTTCATTCGTTCCTCAAACTGACCACGATATTTTGTACCGGCAACGAGTGAGTTCATATCTAAAGATACGATTCTCTTATCCATTAAATTTTTAGGACATTCTCCGTCGTGGATCATCATAGCCAATCCCTCAACGATAGCCGTTTTACCAGCACCTGGTTCACCAATAATAATTGGGTTGTTTTTCTTTCTTCGAGAAAGAATTTGGGCAATCCTTAAGATCTCTTTCTTTCTACCGATCACAGGGTCTAATTTACCCTCTTGTGCCAATTTGTTTAAATCCTTACTGAAGTTGTCCAATACAGGAGTCCCACCATCAGTTTTCTTTTTCGCTTTTTCGTTGTTGCTGTCGTCTGCAAATTCTAACATAGTCTTTCGTTTTTTCAAATACTAACAATAATCAAACAAAAAGTCCAATAATGTAATTTTGTCAGTATCATTTTTTAAAAATTATTAAATACCTGACATTTTGTCAGTATATGTGTCTTGGCACAAATTTCGTAAAAAAATGTGTAAAATAAAAATAAACTTAAATAAAAAAATAAGAATTATGATTAATTGGAGAGAATTCGACAGAATGATTGATGAAATGTTCTCGTTCCCTATGAGTAATAGAGGTTGGGATAAAAAAACGTTTAAATCACCAGATGGTTCTATTTCCTATACCTACATGTCGAGAGGTTTTGGTTTGGAACCTAAAAACGATGATGTAGAGTTATTAAAACATAAACTAGAGGTTGCGATTGAAAAACAGGAATTTGAGGAAGCCGTTAAATTAAGAGATGAGATCAAGAGTTTAGAAGAAAACAAAGAAAAGATTTCAGAGTTACAAGCAAAATTAGACGAATGTATTAAAAAACAAGATTTTGAAAAGGCGATAGAATATCGAGATAAGATTAAGGCTCTCAAATAAGAAAGATCCACCTTCGGGTGGATTTTTTTTTTCGTATATTTATTGTTATGAAAGCTTGGAGAAAATTTGTAGATACTTTGGAATTAACTAAAGATTTAGAACAGGATTATCTTGAAATGAGAAAAATCTTCCAAAGAGAAGGTTGGATGGAAGAAGATTTGGAAAGTCCGTCTTACTTTCCCCAAGACTTATTAGTATTGCACTCCAAGTTCCAACCAAAAATGCGTGAGATTTTTCAAACAATTAAGGATTATGGTTTTGATGTTGACGTAGACGAAGTTCATTATTATATTATGGATAAACTTAGTCATATAGATGACATAACCCCATTAAGAATAGAAAATGGCAATAACAAGCGAAACAATTAGCGGAACTACGATTTTGAACGAGGTCCAATCATCAAATATTGTTAGAACACAATATGATACAATCACAAAAAAAATGATCGCAGAATTTAAAAATGGTATTAAGTATGAGTATGATGATGTCCCTCATCAAAAATATACTGAATTCAGATCAGCACAATCACAAGGAAATTACTTTAACGTAAACATTTCTAAATCCCACAAATATAAGAAACTATAGTTTACAGGTATTTATTGTTATGAATACTACTGATATACTAAAAAGTTTCAAACCACAGTCAGAGTTGAACCCAAAAATTTGGTATTTACCAAATGAAAAAAGAATGGGTGATCCTGAAGGTCAAAAGTATGAAATGAAACCTGAGGTTAGAGAAAGACTTTTAGAAATCGCATATCAATTCTTAGATTATTTAAACGTTGATCTCATAGTAACTGATATAGTATTAACAGGATCTTTAGCGAATTATAGTTGGTCAAAGTATTCTGACTTTGATATACATATTATTGCGAATTACAATCAATTTCCACAAGCACAACTTGAATTATATAAGGAACTATTCATGTTGAAAAAAGCCTTATTTAATAAAAGTCACGATATTAAATTATTTGGTTATGAAACCGAATTATATATTGAGGGTGAGGAAGATGCTCACTTCTCAAGTGGGGTTTATTCTTTATTATACGATGAATGGCAACACAAACCTGAAAAAGAGGATGTAAAAATTGATAAAGAGACCGTAAAAAGAAAAGCACAACAATGGATGGATATCATCGATGGTGTATTAGAAAATATTGAGGATGAAGATATTGATAATGCTAAGGAACTGATTGAGAAGTATAAAGAAAAGTTACGTAAATTTAGAACCTGCGGACTTCAAAAAGATGGTGAATACTCATCGGAAAATTTAGTATTCAAAATATTAAGAAGAAATGGTTATTTAGAAAAATTGAGGGGTGCCTCACACAAGATCTTAGAAAAAGGTTTATCTATGGCACAATAAATACCCAAGATTAAAAATATTCTCAGATAACGATATATTTATTAAGAAAAAAATAATTCACATTAAATAAAGCAATTATGGCAGGATTAAGACCTATCGGTAGTGAAAAACTTGAGGGAATGGATAAATTGAGACGAATAATGGAAATTGCTCGTTACAATGAAAATATCCCACAAGCGGTAAATGAAACAAACTCTACTGAATACAAGATTTCTTTGGCGGATGGTAATACTTACGAAATCGCAAAAGAGAGACAAGGATATATTATTAAAAAGGCAATCAACGAGTCTGAAGCAGACTATATTGAACCTATGAAAAATAGAAGATATTATTCTTCATACTCTCAAGCGTTGAAGAGATTGAATTTGATGACTAAAGAAATCAATACTCTTTTCGAAAACGAAGAAGGAACATCGCTTTTGGGTGAGCAAAAAAAAAAGTTTATACTAAAAACTAAAACCCCTAAAACTCAAGAACCAGTTGCCGAACCGGCGATTCTACCTGAGCCAGTACCTGCAGCTGAAGAATTACCAGCAGTACCTGATATGGGTGTTGAAGGAGGGGTACCACCAGCAGATATGGGTGTTGAAGGAGGGGTTCCTCCAGCAGATATGGGTGTACCATCGGCAGATATGGGTGCAGAAGGAGAGGTACCACCAGCAGATATGGGTGTAGAAGGAGAGGTACCTTCAGCGGATATGGGTGTTGAAGACGAAATGCCTGACTTCGGATCAGAAGAAGAAATGGACGTTGATGTTGAGGAAAAACCAAGAGAAAAGAAAGTTTCTGACATCAAAAGAATACAAATTCTTGTAGGAAAGTTAGCACAAAAAATTAGATCATACGAAGAGGAAAAAGAACTTTCCGCACAAAATGTGAAATACGTTATTAATTCCATTTTATCAGCAATTGATGTTGATATTTTGGATGAAGACGATATTGAGGAAATCATCTCTAAATTAGAAGGTGGTGGTGAAGATGAAGATAGTGACGAAGTGGAAGATTTCGAAATGACTGATGAAGAAGAAGTTGTTGAACCTGAAGTGGCTCCTGAGCCACCAGTAGAACCTGAAATGGCTGAGGGATATGATAATTTTGGTGACGCATTCCAAGATTATATGGGGGCTGCTTATTCTAACGTCGCAATGAGAAATATGCAAGGTGAAAAAACCGAAGAAGTTTACGAATCTGACCTTGTTGATGATTACCACAAAGATAGAAGAAAGGGTAGAAAACATTTCCAATACCCCGATGTTGATACATTTTCTCACGGAACATTCAATGAGTCTTCAGTGGATAAAGTATTATCGAAGTATTTTGTTTTAAATGAAGAAGAAGAAAAAACGATAAAAGCGAGACAAGATAGAAAAACGAGTTTGGTTTACAAACAAAACAAAGAAAACGTTATTAAATTATCTGAGTCTTCAGAACAATTAGATACGGCGTTAGACTATATTAGAGAAAACCCAAGAGTTAAATTGATGGGTAGATCCAATAAAGGTAACCTAATCTTTAAAGAGGGTATTAACGAAGTTAAAGTTACGAGAAGAGGAGATATCATATGAATCGATTGATTTATATAAATGGGATGGGACCAAATTTTAGGGGAGATAACATTTATGAATTTATCTTTTCAGATACTTTGGAAGTATTCGGTGAAAACTGGGAGTCTAAACCAGCAAATGGATACCCATTACCTCCTGACATGGAATACATTAAAAAAGTTGGGACGTTAGTACACGAGGAAATCGTATTTGAATTAGTTCAAGACTCTGATGTATTTTCAGTTATTGATTCTATGGATAATGTAATTGCTTTGGGTTGGGAAAAAGAGACAAATGATATTGATTTCTCCTTAACAAAAAGATTGGTATTCCAATTTGGGGATACTGAGGATGATGTTAAAAACAAACTATACGAAAGAGATATAGTATTACAATTTGAAAAAGAAGTTGTTTATGAAAAGTAATAAAAATGTTAGATATTTGATTGGGAAAGGTTTATCGAATAAGACCATTTCAACCCTAAGTGAATCTCAAATTAAGATCCTTGTTGAGAAATTCAAAAAGGAAAATAAAGAACAAACTCAAGTTGTCACACAAGTTTATGATAGTAAAAATCCTGAGGAGGTTAAAAAATTAAATCAGGCGTTACAAGATCCTACTACATTACAAGGTAAAAATGTTCAGGTTAAAGAAACTGAAATGGCTGAAGATGTTAACGTTGATAAAAATGACGCGGGTGCTGGTGAATATTCACAAGATCCACATCAAGTACAAGCACCTGATGGTATGGGCGATGAGGGTGATGCAACCATAGATAAAGAGGAAGATCTTGCAACTGAAGGTGTGATCAAAGAAAAATTCGAATCTAAGGCACAACAAGGTTTATTTTGGGCACGTTGTAATAAATGTGCGTCTAAAAATTGTAAGTGGTGTAAAATGGCAAAAGAGTTTTCTGACTCTACATCAAAAAAACAATACAAGACGATGCCTGAAAAAAAGCATCCTGAAAAAACTGTAAAAAAGAAAACAAACGAAAATTTACAAAAATTTTTAGAAAAAAAAATCTCAGAAATGGTAGACAATACTATCAAACCAAAAATGAGTAAAAAAGATCTAATCGAAGCGATAAAAAAAAAGTCTAAAAAATCTGAGTCTATGATCCTTCGTAGACCTAAAAAAATGACTATGTTTTCCGACGAAGCTCCGATGGAATTACCAATCGGTAAAATGTTCTCAATAGGAAAAAAGTAATCTTTACAACAAAAACCCCTAATTGATATTTATTAGATATGGGTTTAACTAAAGAACAAGTAATGATTGAGTATGTGAAGTGTTTGCAAGACACCCCATACGCATTGAGAACATACCTACAAACTTACGATAACACAGTTTCAAAGTACGTTCCACTAGAATTATTTCCAGACCAAGTTTCATTATTAGAAGATTATGAAAATTACGAGGAAAATATTGCACTAAAATATCGTCAGGCGGGTGTATCCACAGTAACGGCCGCTTGGGTATCAAAAAGATTGGTATTCGCAAAAAAAACACAACCTGAAAAAATATTGATTATTGCCAACAAACTCGATACTTCGATGGAGATGGCAAATAAAATTAGGGCCTTTGTTGATCAGTGGCCTGGTTGGGTTGGTGCTGGTTTTGCAGCTGAAAAAAATTCACAACGACATTATAAGTTAAACAACGGATCTGAGGTAAAAGCCGTGGCAACCTCAAAAGATGCTTTACGTGGATTTACACCAACCATTCTTGTATTTGATGAGGCTGCGTTTATCGAGGCGGATGGTGATTTTTGGGCGGCTTGTATGGCATCCTTATCAACAGGTGGTAAGGTAATAGTTGTTTCAACACCTAACGGATATGATCCGATTTATTATGAGATTTATGATCAGTCATTAAAGGGTATGAATAACTTCAAAATCTCAGAGATGTTTTGGTATAGAGACCCAAGATACACAAAAGATCTTTATTTGGTTCCTACAGATGATTTGATACACTATCTTTTGAATAAAGAAGAATATGATCAGTCTAAAAATATATCCTATGCTCATGTAGATCCATACGAAAGAGATTATGAAGAATTCAAACATTTTTTTAAACAAGGATATCAACCATGTTCATCTTGGTATGAAAAAATGGTAAAAAAACTCAAATACGATAAACGAAAAATTAACCAAGAGTTAAATTGTGAATTCTTAGGCTCGGGGGACAACGTATTTGACAACAAACAACTTGAAGAAATAAAAAATAACTCTCTAATCGATGCCCCATCTAAATTAATGGGTAATTCTTTATGGATATGGAAAGAACCTGTTGAGGGTCATAAGTACATAATGGGTGTGGACGTTTCTCGTGGGGATAGTGAAGACTTCTCGTCAATTCAAATTATTGATTTTGATGAGAGAGAACAAGTTTTAGAATATGTTGGAAAAATTCCACCTGATACATTAGCAGAAATCGCCTATAAGTGGGGTATGATGTACAATGCGTTTGTCGTTGTCGATATCACAGGTGGTATGGGTATTACTACAGTTAGAAAGATGCAAGAACTTGGTTTTAAAAACTTATATGTTGAGGGTATTGATCCATTTAATATATGGGCGAATAATAAATCTTCGGCAGAGAAAATACCGGGAATTAATTTTAATAACAAACGAGTACAGATTATTGCATCGTTTGAAGAATGGATTAGACATAAATTTAAAGTTAGGAGTGTTCGTTTATATAATGAAATGAATACTTTCGTATACATAAACGGAAGACCAGATCACCAAAAAGGTCAACATGATGACTTAATCATGGGTATATCTATGGCGATTTATATTGCCGAATCCTCATTTTCCAAATTAGAGAAAGCGACAGAACAAGCTAAGGTTATGATTGAGTCATGGGCGATTGTTAATAATGAAGCTGTACGTAAAGAAACACATTTTGACCCCGTAATCCCAAATCAGAATGTTATGAATGATAGAAATGGATTACATAATAATGCAGCATCTAAAGATGACTATATGAAATATGGTTGGTTATTTGGTGGTATGATGAAATAATATTGATATGGGATTAGATTTTAGAAAAAGATCAGGTAGAATTGCGAATGGATCCAGACTTGTTGTTGAAGGTCAGCTTACTACCGGTCTAAAAGTTTTCATAAATTCTTTTAATAAAAAAAGTAATCCTTATAATTTGACTGAGGATCAGAGATTACTCCTTGAATCACAAAGAGTTGTAACCCCATTACCTACACCGACACCGACACCTACCGCTACCGTAAATATTACACCAACTCCTACACCCACACCAACGGTTACAACAGATGTTACACCAACTCCCACACCAACCCCCACTTCAAGCCCTACACCAACACCTGAATTATTAGATGCGATTATTGTGGGTGTTGACACATATTTATCTGTTGGTACAAACGAATACTTAATGTATTAGATGTTCCATAACTAACTATTGAAATATTTATATCTATAGTTAAATTTTTAATATGGAAAATAATAATCAAAATCTAACGGTTTGGCAAAAGTTAGCAATGACTTTTGGTCCTGACTCAACATTGGGTCTGGATAAACCTGATTATAAGTTAGATAAAAAGGAATTACTCAAAACTACCGATAAAGCCGAGTACGAAAAGGCGAAGTTACAAAATCAACAATCACTTTATTTAAGTACTAACTGGGCTAAAGTTGAAAATAACTTATATACTCAGGCGGTCTATTATGAACCAACGAGGTTAGCAGCGTTCTACGACTACGAGTCTATGGAATACACACCTGAGATCTCAACGGCTCTTGATATCTACGCGGAAGAGTCAACAACACCGGATCAGAATGGTTATACATTACAAGTTTACTCAGAATCAAAAAGGATTAAAAGTATATTAGTCGACTTATTCGTAAACACATTAGATATTAATACAAACTTACCTATGTGGATTAGAAACATGTGTAAGTATGGAGATAATTTTGTTTATCTAAAATTAGATCCTGATAAGGGAGTTACAGGTTGTTTACAATTACCTAACATTGAAATTGAGCGTTTAGAAAGAGGACAAGATGCAAGGACATTTCAAGCAACTATGAACGTAAACCGAAAGGCTTTGAAATTCGCGTGGAAAGCAAGAGATGCGGAATTTAACACTTGGGAGGTTGCACACTTTAGATTATTAGGTGATGATAGAAAACTTCCTTATGGAACATCTATGTTAGAGAAAGCTCGTCGTATTTGGAAACAATTAGTATTATCTGAAGATGCGATGTTAATCTATCGTACATCAAGAGCACCTGAAAGAAGGGTATTTAAAGTGTTTGTAGGTAACATGGATGATAAAGATGTAGAACCATACGTACAAAGAGTCGCAAACAAATTTAAAAGAGATCAAATTGTTGATAGAAAAACAGGTAATGTTGACTTAAGGTTTAACCAAATGGCGGTGGACCAAGATTATTTTATACCTGTTCGTGATGCGGCACAAGCAAGTCCAATTGAAACTTTACCAGGAGCTCAAAACCTATCTGAAATTGCGGATATCGAATATATCCAAAAGAAATTGGTTACGGCACTTCGTATTCCTAAAGCCTATTTAGGTTTTGAAGAACCCGTTGGTGATGGTAAAAACTTATCTTTATTAGACATTCGTTTTGCAAGAACAATCAATAGAATTCAAAAATCGGCAATTGCTGAGATGAATAAAATAGCGATTATTCACTTATTCTTAATGGGATTTGAGGACGAGTTATCAAATTTCACTTTACAACTTACAAACCCATCAAAACAAGCCGACTTGTTAATGATTGATGTTTGGAAAGAAAAGGTGACGTTATATAAAGACATGGTTACTGAATTACCGAAATCAATACAACCAACATCCGCAACATGGGCTAAGAAACATATTTTTGGTTTCTCTGATGATGAAATTAAACTTGAGTTACAACAAATTAGAATGGAGAGAGCGGTATCGGCTGAACTTGATAATACTGCAACAATCATTACTAAAACAGGTGTTTTTGATACAGTTGATAGATTATATAAACCTGTTACAGGATCTACCGCAACACCAGCTGCAGGTGGATCTGAGGCAGGTGGGGCACCGGCTGATTTAGGTGCAGGAGCACCACCAGCACCTGACGCAGGAGCCGGAGCCGGAGCAGCACCACCAATTCCCGAAAGTGTTAAAAAAGATAGGTTTAAATTACTAACAGAAAGTAATGACGATAACTTTGATGAAGACGAATTCTTAGACTTCCAAAAGATGAATAGTTCATTAGGTGTTATTGAAGAACAATTAAAAAAAATAATGAAAGACTAGTATTGTGAGTAGGTTTGAAAATACATCTAAAAAAAATCTTAAAATGATTTTATCTCTTATGGATGAATCTATAGAACGTAATGGTAATCCTAGATCCATTGTCGATTATAGGAATGGACGTGCGATTACGACCGCATTGGAGACGATTGGTATAGAGATTAATAACCAAGATTTAAATTTTCTCGTCCAGCTGCATAAACAAAATCCAAATTACCAAACTGAAGAAATAAAAATCCCAACCCTTAAGGTCTTTGAAGTTACGACGAGGAGACAAGCAGTTATGTATGTGGTGGAGTATTGGGTTAATACAGTTAGTAGTTATGTTGATGAAGATGATTTATCTGGTTATTTGACGGACATGGATGAACTTGATTGGTGGGAGGGTCAAAAAGTAGATGAAGATATTACTAGCGAAGAGACTACCGATACAGAAATTGATGACATAAATAGAATTAAATGATATTTATAACAAAAAAGAAAAATGTTTGGAGAATTAAAATCAAAAATAGAAACTTGTCTTACTGAATCTTATAAGAATAAAAATCTTAAAAGGGATTTATTTGTATTTGAGGAATTAGTATTGAAAAATAAAAACATTTCAAAAGTATTCTTTTTATATGATGAATTATCGTCAAATAAAGGTTTATCAGAATCAGTTGCGAATGAATTTATTAATGAGTCAATTACGGCTTATGAAAATTTAGTAAACAAAATTACACCTAATCAAATTAAAGAACTAAAATCTTGGGTTGGTCACATTAAGTGTGAAAATACTTATAAAAATGTTGATGATCTTTTTTCTACAAACGTTTTAACTTTAGAGAATAAAATTAAAAGTAAAAAAACAATTTTAGAATCTCTAAAAAACAAAGAACAAGAACAAAAAGAAATTGTACAAGTTCCATTAAACTCTATGGTGAATGTTGCAAACAAAACGGTTGCAAGATTTATTTCTTCTTTATCTGAATCAGAACAAAAAGAGTTGAGAAACATTTTATCCATACCAAAAGAAACTTTAGTTGAGAATTACAATAAAATTAAAGATGAGGTTGTTAACAAATTAAATACTCAAAAATCAGAGTCTGATTCTGAAACTCAAGAAACTATCGATAAAGTTTTAACTAAATTGCAGACCGAATCATTCAACGAATTGAACTACTATAAGTTAAGACAACTTAACGAAGGACTTTAATTTTCTTGGGATTTTAATCTTTGGATATAGGCTGCTTTTTGAATCTCAGCACGTTTTTCTACTGAAGGTTTTGTGAACTCTTTTCTACTAAATAATTTAGCATTCTGCTTAGTTCTAATAACCTTTCCTTTGAGATCTTTCAGGGCTTTCTCAATATTACCCCTTTTTACTTCTACGTATAACATAAATTTTTAGGTTGTTGATATAAATATAATAATTCATTACATTTAATCAAAAATAAACCTTTAGTATATGAAAAATCTTTATGAAGAAAGGGAAAACCACAAAATTGAGTGGGTATCGCACGTTTAAATCACATTATGGAACGATAGACGCACAGAACCTAAAATCAATTTATGTAAACATCCAGACATGGGTGGAACCAAAAGACGAGGTAGAAAATTGGAGCCGAGTTGTATTAAATATGTCAAGATCAGTTAAACATTCAGTCTTAGAAAACATAAACAAAGAAGTATTCGATTCTAAATTCATAGTAGACCTTGATTTGAGAACAAGTGGATTACAAATGAAAAAGAAATCATTCATGAATTTAGAAGTTAATCTATTTCTCCTCGAACCCATGGACTTCAAATCACCAAAATTAAAAAAACACGTTAAAAACATCATCAAAGAAATATATGGAGATGTTATGAACAAAAACAAATACTTTAAATTTTACCTAACAAAAAACGGAAATCAAAAACCAATAAAGAAAGAAACTGAAACTATTTAGTATTTATTAATAAAATATTAAATGAGCGATTTAAAAATATTAGGTCCAAGAGATTCAGGTCGTGGTATTCTTGTTGAATACGATGCTGGATATATAGATCCGAATGAAAGAAGAAACTTAAGCTTTATTAGAGAAAATAAAGATATATCGGATCACTCAAAACCATTTGAGTTTTATGCGGTTTTACAGAAATATAATACCCCAAATAGAAATGGTAGAGTATACCCTGAAAAGATCCTCAAAAGAGAGGCTGAGAACTATAAAAAGATGATCAATAAGGGTATTTCCCTTTCAGAGTTAAATCACCCTGAATCGTCTTTAATTGACCTTGATCGAGTATCACACATTATTACAGATATATGGTGGGATGGTCCTGTGTTGTTAGGTAAACTTAAACTATTAACAAGTCCTGGTTTCCATGAAAGAGGAGTTGTTTCCACTAAAGGAGATTTAGCTGCAAACTATCTTCGTCAGGGAGTAACGTTAGGCATATCTTCTCGTGGTGTGGGTTCACTTAAAAAGGTTGGTGAACAAAATGAAGTTCAGGATGATTTTGAGTTAATTTGTTTTGATTTAGTATCATCACCATCAACACCAGGAGCATACTTGTTTAAAGATCCGAGTGAAAGAATGAACTATGAAGAAAACTTGGATGAAGAAAAAAGGGTACAAGCTGAAAGACATGTTGGTGAAACAGGAGCTAAATCACTTGACTTAATGAATAGATTGTCCGATTATTTGAATAAATAAAAAAAATTATGGACGAAAAGTATTTTGTAGCAAAGATTACCACAGATATCGTTGATACTGAAACAGGTAAAGTTAAAAAAGTAAGAGAAGAAAAATTAGTTCGTGGATTTTCACCGACTGATGTTGAGGCTAAGGTTACGAAAGTTTATGAAAATTATTCTATGGATTGGAGAATCACTTCAATTAGTGAATCAAAAATTGACGAAGTAATCGAAGGTTAAGAATAATAATAATTTTCTGGAAATGGGAAAGGACAAAAGTGTCTTTTCCCATTTTTTTTTGTCTTAAATGTCCGTAAACCGAAATTTTTTGTAAATGATAGATATTTATTTGAAAACTCTTTAAAAAAGATATGGACAATAATAAAAATGTAGTTGAAGATGCTCTTTTCCAAATTAAGAATTTGGAGGAGACTCTTAAAGAAAACGCAAAAGGAATACTTCAGTCTACTATGAGTGAAGAAATCAAACAATTGGTAAAAGAATCCCTTAAAGAAGCAAAAGACGAAGAGGAGATTGACGAACAAGACGAACCTATGGCAGGTGAGGAAGAACTCGATACTGAAACAGAAGTTGAAGACGAGGACATGGACGATGAGATGGAAATGGGCGTAGACATGGACGATGAGGAAATGGATATGGACGATGAAGAAGAAATGGACATGGACGATGAGGAAATGGATATGGAAGATGAAGAAACTATCGATTTGACAAATGCGTCAGATGACGAAGTTTTAAGAGTATTCAAAGCTATGGGAGATGAAGATGGAATCGTTGTGAAAAAAGAAGGTGGCAATGTTCACTTTACAGACGGTGATAACGAGTATATGATCCAATTAGGAGAATCAGAAATGGAAGACGAATTATACGAAATGGAGGACGAGATGGATTTTGATGACCTTGAAATTGATGAAATGGAAATGGAAGACGAAATGGAAGAAACTATCTACGAAATCGAAATGGAAGATGAAGATGACGAGGAAATGGATATGGAATTTGAATTGGACGAAGATGCAGACATGGATATGGATGAGTTGGACGAAGACGCAGACATGGATATGGATGAAATGGACGAAGAAGAGGAAATGGAAGTAGACATGGAAGCGGTTATGGAAGCAGTTAAAAAAGCTATCAAACCTAAAGGAGTTGGAATCGGACATGGTCCTAAATTCAATTATGATAAAAAACCTAACATGGGTGGAGGTTTTGACGAAAAGAAAAAAGAAGCTTTCGGAAAAGGAACTAAAGCCATGGGAACAGGTAAAGCAAAATTTGAATACAAGGAAGAAAAAAATTGGGGTTCAAATAAAGGTGAATACAAACGTAAAAAAGTAGATGGAGTAGAGAAAAAAGCAGGTAATGTTAAAGGTCACTACAAAACTTACGAAAAAGAAGAAACTAAAGAAGCTGCAAGAACTTTAGGTAATGGATCTAAAGATGGTAGTCGTGGACTTAGAAAAGCAAGATTGAATAATAGAAATATGGAGTTCAACCCATTCAAACTTTCTGAATCATCAATTAACGAGGTTAACTTGTTGAGAGAGAAAAATGAAGAATACAAAAAAGCTCTTGATGTATTTAGAACTAAATTGAACGAAGTTGCTGTATTTAACTCAAACTTGGCTTACGCTACACGTTTGTTTACTGAACACTCAACAACAAAACAAGAGAAAATAAGCATTCTTAAAAGATTTGACAATGTTGAGTCTTTAAAAGAATCAAAAAATCTTTACAGAACTATTAAAGATGAATTATCATCTTCTACAGGTTCTAACGGAGAACAAAAATTAACTGAGTCAATTGAAAGAACTGTTAATAAAACTGTATCAACAGGTTCATCAGCAAACTTAATTGAATCAAAAACTTATGAGAATCCACAATTCTTAAGAATGAAGGATTTGATGGGAAAATTAAAATAAACATAAACACAAATAATAAAAAACCAAAAAAATGGGAGCATTATTAGAATCAGGTCTTGTAGGTAACATCGGGTTGAAACACCTTAAAGTTATCAAAGAAGACACAATTAACAAATGGGACAAATTAGGATTCCTTGACGGTCTTAAAGGTCACTTAAAAGAAAACGTAGCTCAATTATATGAGAACCAAGCGTCACACCTTATCAACGAAGCATCTTCAGACGGTCAATCAAACGGAGCGTTCGAAACAGTTGTTTTCCCGATTGTAAGACGTGTATTCTCTAAATTGTTGGCTAACGATATCGTATCTGTACAAGCAATGAACTTACCTATCGGTAAATTGTTCTACTTCGTACCTAAAATCCAAGGATATGAAAACGCATCTTCTGAGTATGCTAACTTATACCCTGACACTGTTGACACAGCAGGTGGAGAGCACTACGCACCACTAGGAGCACCAAATGGTCCTACTAACCCTAACGTTGGTTATGACGCAACAGCTGGTGGTTACCCATACAAAAAAGATCTTTACGATTTATTCTATGAAGGTAACGAAGCATCTTTAGATCCTCCAGGATTGTTCGACTACTCAAAAGGTAGATGGACTGCGGTAACTGCTAATACAACTGTACAAGCGTGGGTTGGTAGTTCATTAACTAACACTACTATTAACTCATCTTACACAGGTAACCAAAGAAAAGTTATAATCAAATTAGAAGGATTTGCTAACGCAGGTGCTGGTAAATTGATCGGTCCTGATGGTAACGAAATGGATACTGAAGCATTCCTTTCTGACTTAAGAATTTATGGTAACTCAACTCTTTCTGCGTCTACAACACCATGTAACGTTATTAAAGGTACATACCAAGGTAACACAGTATTTGTTCCTTTATTATTCAGAGTTGTAACTCAAATTTACGGTAAAGGTATTGTAGAATATGGTAGTAACAAACAAACACAATTTACGGCTAACGGTAATAACTATAACAGCCCATCAACACCTCCAACAGGTAACGGATCTAGTTTCTATGATGTATGTGATGCTAACGGTAGAATTTACTTAGAAGTTGACTTATCTTGTCCTGTATGTGCTGACTGTGACGCAACATCATTAGATGGTTACACAGGTACTACACTTTTCTCAGGTGGTGCTAACGTATTCAACGCTTGGTATAGAAGATACGAAAGCTTAGAATTCGAAGATCAAATTGGTGAAGTTTCTTTTGACCTTGAGTCAGTAACTGTATCTGTTACAGAAAGAAAACTAAGAGCACAATGGTCTCCTGAATTAGCTCAAGACGTTGCGGCGTTCCATAACATCGATGCTGAAGCTGAATTGACAGCGTTGTTGTCAGAGCAAGTAGCAGCTGAGAT